TGTCGTTTCTTGAAACAGGAAATCATCTCATCATACGCGTCTCTCGCAACTTGGGTTATGGCATATTGTTTCTTACCACTATCCAAAGGTGCGACCTCAACGAACAGATCACTATCAATTTTCGTTCCCCGCAGTGGGGGTCCAACTGATGTATCCATAGGTAATCTACGCATATAGTATGAATCTTCAATTCCGTTCACCATCTCCGTCTCTGTTAGCACCCTACACAAATGTGGGTGCTCTCGGACATAATCTGGCAGTTTCTCGAAAATGGGTTTGAAGTAATCTGCATAGGCCCATTCCATGGCTGCATGAGGTGTGTCATATGCTCCGTCAGCTACTTGAATGATTGCTCGATTGTGATGTTGCCAAGGACGACTCATATCCGGGGATTTCCATGTGTTAGGAATGCCACAATGAAGGGTTAAAGAATCACTTATCATTGTGGATCGGACTCGAGTTTTATACTTGACTAAATCTGGATCATGGCCCAAAATTTCCAAACCATGCGTCTCTTTCATGAAACCTGGCTTAAACATCTGAGTTTTTGGGTGTGGCCCTGGTTTAACTACGAATAGTTTACCAAATCGTGGAGCCAGAACATCCCGATGCTCAGGGAAATTAGTGGTACTAACAGATTTTCGCAAGATTTCCAGTGCGGCAATGTATTCGGAATGTAAAAGTTCGCAAGCATATCCCGTGCGGCAACCCACTCCTGGATTACCAGCTATGTGAAAGCCTAAGATACACCCATCTTTGCGATCAGCAACTATAGGAGTTCCACAACTTCCAACATTGGTCGTCTGGGACACATACTGGAGACCTCGGCCAACATTAAAGCCGGCACAGTCTACATCAGCAATGTATCTTGCGGATACAATCTCAACATCGTCTTTGGTGACAATAGCACATCGATGGTGATCAGTTCCAGTGTTTGAGGGTAACAAATACGAGATGTCTCGCATTGGTGCGCACTTAGCAACTGACAGTAGAACATAGTCTTTATTTCCAATTTGGACCAAGCTATCGGTGTCAACTTTGATGAGTCGACTACTGCCTTGAACAATAGTAATTGTTAGTTCAGGTAGCAAGCTTGTTCCATAGGCATCACGTTTGAAGAAGTGCCTGGGAACCAACAAGATTCCACGCTCTATAAAGACACCATTAACACTTCTCTCCTTACCATTATCTGTGGCTGTCAATCTGACCAAGTTTTTCCTTACAACGGAAACTTCTTGACCATCAGAATGGTTTTTGGATTGGAAAGGCTTTGGGATCAAGCGTGAAAAATTAAAGAACTCGTTCCATGCTGTGGGCTTGGATCTGTCAATTTCAGCTTCTGGTCGGGCACGGATTTTGTTCCACACAACCAAACCAGTAACAATGACTCCAAGAACACCCACGGCTGTGGGCATGATGGAATTAAATTCACTAGAATGGCGTCTTGCTTTG